GATGTTAAGAGTCTTGTTAGGAAGACCACCTTTCGTAATTTTGTTGAAATACTCAAGGTCAAACGGGATACGATCCTCTTTTCTGTGATAGGACTCATAGCGTGCTTCATAATCATTCAGGTAATCGTGTCCAATATGATTATCAAAGGACACTGCCAGTGCGTCAGAAAGAATAGAAGGAATCGCATCCCTATTCTTCTTCTCATTATTTCCATCGGCAATATTGATGGATTCCATAAGGGCAAGGTAAATTGCCCTGTCACGGCACCATTTTTCAGTAGTGTCAAGCAACCACTGCTTTTCAACTGGAAAATCCGTGAGAGAAGAACTAATCTCTCTCACTTCCTTGACTTCACTTTCAGTTAAGTCAGTTCTATTCTCCAATTCAATTTGAAGTGCTTCAGTTGTAATAGCAGATCCATACTTTACAATGAAGTGAACTATCTCCTGAAAAACAACTTTTTCCGACCTTTGATCAAAATAGTCTGGTTGAATGAAAGGAATTACCTTTCTAGAATATTCTTCATTAAATACAAGGTTTCTTAAAATAGTTGTCTCAATTCGTTCCATAAGAGAATTCTTGTTTCGCGGCAGCATCAAGTTGCTGCATTACTTCTTCGGTAAAATACTGATCAGGATTTTTTAAGATCTCCTTCCCGTAAATTTTCTTACCATTGATCTCATAACGCCCCGCAGTATTCTTCCAGAGTCCAGCGAGTTCCCCGAGTTCCAGAAGACCATAATAGCGATCAAGACCACGCTCATCATAAAATAGACGGACATTTACTTCTTGGTTTTCCTTACTTAAACGAGATTTAGCAGTCTTAGCCTTGATAATGTTTCCGATGACTTCAGTTCCATCTTTCTCTTTTTTCTTTGAGAGATAGATGATTGTAGAAGCAGCATACTTAAGACCAGAACCACCACCCATTTCTTTTGTAGGAACATAAGCACCGATAACATCATAGGTATGGTTGGTAACGATCATCGGAATGTTTGCCTGACCCAACTTAAGAGTAAGCATACGGAAAGCACCTTTGACCAATTGCGATTTAGTCATGTCACGAACTTGTTTGTCGTTCAGTGCGTCAGTAATCTCTTTCTCTGTGGAAAGCATACCCAGAGAGTCTAACACAAACATACAGGGTTTGCGTTCATCTACAGGTTTTTTTAAGTAAATGTCTACTGCTTTGAGTGCCTTGCCACGAAACTCTTCAACAGTAACAACATTGACAACCACAAGACGAGAAGTATCAATTCCACGAGATTCTAGAAGAGATTTAGTAATAGCAGCTTCAGTATCAAAGTAGAGACAATAACCATCGGGATTATTATCAAGGAAATTCTTAACAACGGCGAGTGAGAAGAAAGTCTTTCCAGTGCTAGATTCTCCAGCAATAGCAGTAATCTTATTCCCAGATACACCGCCAAATATGCTACCTGAAACCAGTGCGTTAAAAATGTACGAACCTGTGTCAACATATTTTTCAGTCTCATCAATATCTGCGGCAAGTTGTGTATACTCACCACCAACTTCTTTTACAATTTCTTTAAGAAAGTCCATCAAGCCACCATCCCGTATTGTTCACGAAGAATTTTTTTATATGGAAGTCCCTGTTCACGAAGTTCCTTCACCAGTTTAAGTTTTTGATAAAGAGCAGTATCACCACCAAGAGACATGGCGTTGATAATAGTTGAAAGCTCATTATCGTTAATAGGAAGATCCATTAGGCAAAAAATAATTCAAGGTTTACAGTTTTTTCTACATTCCACCCAATCACATCAAGGATTGATTTGAGTGGGTCAATAAAACTCTTTTCAAATTGTAGGTCATAGTCAATGTATTTGTCAAGGTTAAGTTCTTTGGGAAAATCTTGAATGAAGGAAATCACATTCTCCTGGATTATGTTTGGTTTTTTTAAGAAAATAAACTTGACCTTTTCACCATTACCAATAAGAGAGTATTTATTGGTAAGTTTATTCTCCTTTATATAATGATTGAACAGAAGTGCTCCACGAATATGAATAGGAGTTTTCTGGGCATAGATGCTGGAGGATGAAGCATATTTGCGAACATCAGAAGCTGTCCTTGGAAAAGCAATAGATTCTGGAGGAAGTGCCTTAAATTCACGGCGACATTTATCAATAAAGTTGATCACATCTTCCTCTGTTCCGTTCATCATCAACTTAAGACCATCCTTAATCATCTGGCGACAAGGAGCAGGAGTTGATGATTTGATTGCCTCAATACCCATGATCTTGAGTTTGGGTTCTTCATAGCGAACACCCTCACTGTCCCAGACATTTAAAATGTAACGCTTCTTGGCAGTCCAGATTCCACGCTCGGCAATGTTCTCACGCTTCATCTGCATCTTTTGATCATAAGCATTCACATAGGTGGCCAGTTCTTGGTAGCAACCTTCAATATACTTTTCAAGTTCCACCTTACAGATCTTATTAAGGAACGAAACAACGCCTTCAGTAGTTTTTTCTCTTCCCTTGTATACAGTCTCAACCAGAGGACCCATATTAAGGTAAATAGAATCAGTATCAGAAGCAATAACATAATCAACATCCTTTGTTTTGAGAATCTTGTTTAGATAGGCATTCATCTTGTTCTCAATCCAACGGATAGATACCTGACCAGACAAGGTGATTGCTTCGGCGTTTGCTAGTTTGTAATAACGGAAATACTGATTGCCGATGGCACCATAAGCAGAGTTCAGTTGGATCTTTCTTGCCATCTGAATATTATTACAGCGGGCAATTTCTTTAACCAGTTCCTTATTCTTTGTTTTTTCGTACTCCTGTTTGGCAGCAAGCATTTTCTTTTTATAGATTGTGCGATCCTCATAGATTTTCTCCATCAGTTCTGGCAGAAAACCACGCACATCTTTACGGAACATTGCCCCATTGGCACAGACTGCTTTGTCCTTATACAACTCAAAGGTAAGATCTTGATTTAGAATCTTATCAACTGTTACAGATGGGTGTTTCTCATCCAGAAGAGTTTCTGGTGAGATATTGTACTGCATGATCAGGTGAGGATATAGAGAGTTAAGGTCAAAAGACACAACCCAATCGTACATCCCAGGAATTGGTTCCTTAACATAGGCACCAGCATATTTGGAATCTTTATCGGATTTCTCTTTTGGAGGAATCACAATATTCCTTCTCTTTAGATAGTTGTAGATAATTGTATCCCACATCCGAACCTGATAAAACACATCTTCAAAGTTTACCTTTGCGTCATATGCCATCGTAAGAGCAAGTTCAATCAGTTTCATCTTGTCTTCCAGACGGTCAACAAGTTCTACGTCTTTGATGTTGTACTCTACAAACTTCTGCCAACCTTTGGTATAAAAATCTTTAAAGGTGTCAAATTCAGAGTGATCAAGTTTTTTCTGCCCAAGTTCTACATTGGCAATGTGATCCAGACGATAAGATTCTTGGTTCGTATATGTAAACTTCTTATAAAGATCAAGATAGTCTAACTGTGAGATGCCACCAATATCATAAGAAATATACTTACGACCAGAAATATACGTCTCTTCTTCAGTAACAAGACCCCAAGGAGACATACGCTTCATGAGTTTTTCACCTAGAATACGATCTAGGCGACGAACAATATACGGAATATCGTAAAGTTTACTGTTCCAACCAGTAATAACTTCAGGTGTGTTTTCTTCAATCATCCACCAATTGATGAAATCATTGAGAAGATCATACTCATTATTGAACTGTTTATAGTAAACATTTCCTTGGGTAAGTTTAAATGGTCCTTGTCCCCAGGTAATAATTTCTTTTGTAGAATAATCTTGAATTGTAATCAAAAGAATTTCTTCTGCAGCAGATTCAACATCAGGAAATCCATTCTCTGACGCAACCTCAATATCAAGAGTTGTCAGTTTGATTTTGTTAATATCAAACTTCATCTCTTCTTCGGGATAAGTTTCCGAGATGTATTGATAGATGAACCTTTCATTTCCGTAGATTTTAAATCCTTCTACTCCATCATATTTTTTGATAAACTCTCTACAGTCACGGACTGATCCAGGTTTAACTGCTTCTACATAGTCCCCATTCAAAGTTTTGTAATTAGTCTTTTTATTTGCATTAACAAAAAGAGTCGGGTTAAACTTCTCACGGGTTGCGAAATGGCGACCATTTTCGTAACCACGGACCAAGAAGTGGTCCCCGACCATTTGGACGTTTGTATAAAATCTCATCAGGAAATCATTTCAAAATATTTGGAGAGTAACTCTGTAGTAGGATCAACTAGTGTAAGTATGCTATCAGAATGAATCATAAATTCTTCTTGTGAACTGAATGTAATCCAGGGTTCTAAAGTAAAACTATCTGATTGTTCAATGAGTTTAAAAGGTTTGGTGAGTTTACAGTCTGGTTCACCAAGTTCGGAACCAACTTCCACAATTTCAGATATCAATACAATATCATTCTTCAACAGAAGACACTTGATCGTTTGATCCATTAACTTTCTCCAAGTACATTTTCTTAACACTATCTAGGGGTTCCACAAGAGTTACGACATAACTTGTTGGAACTGCGATCTCTTTATCTGCTGAAAGCATCATCCATTGTGAAAAAGTAATCTCATAAGATCTTTCATTGTCATCCTCTGAAAGAAGAAATGGTTTGTTGATTGTTACTTTTTGAGGATTTGTGAAGAGATAGGCTACTGGTTTATTATCAGAAATTACCTCTTTAACATCTGTAATTACCTGATCTCCAGACTTCAATAAAATTACTTTGATTGACATTTTTAATCGGTCCCTCCGATCATTATAGCAAGAAAAAAAGGAGGAGTCAACCTGGATTTTGCCAGGTGCTCCTCGCGCCGACGATATTCAATTCTATTTAGAGATAGTCCTTACGGGCATGGTGCTCTGGTACTATTTTCCCAAGTACGATCCGTAGAAGTCCGTCTTCAAATGTGACTTCCCTGACTTCTGTGTCGTCGGATAGAGTCCACGCTCGTTTAAAACTTCTGCTAGCCACTCCCTTGTGGACAAACGTCCTGTCCGATTCTGTATCTTCCTTTTGTCCTTCGACAAAAAGTTTTCCATACTCCGTGAAAACATAGACCTCCTTCTTCTTAAAACCTGCGAGTGCGATTTCCAAATGCGACTCTACATTATTTACCTGAACAAGGTTATAAGGTGGATAATTTGATGTAGTTTCGTGAAGAGCGAATAGACGATCAAAGTATTCGTCCATTCCGATACTGTACTTATTAATCTTCTCCATCAACGATGGAAGATCCGCAGCAGAATATCTCTGAATGTTCATTATGGTAGCTCCTTTAAAAGCGAGTTTGTGTTTTGTGGACCCTGACGGCATCCATAGTATATATTATCACAAGACATAAAAAAGGGAGTGTTGAACTCCCTACAAGATCATTCGGTTTCTTCCACTCTCTTTTTCTTGGAACCAATGTTGTATTTGGTTTCCAGAATCCAATCTCCCTTATCCTTATAAGCAAGGACTTTGATTTGATTCAATGGAGCAATGTCTTGAATCTTGGTGACATCCACAATCGTAATCAGACCCCAATCAGCAAGAAGTTGGGCAATACGATTGCGACGCTGGACATCATTCACAGTAAGGTTTGCGTGCTTACCATCAAGGGCAAACAGTTCCTTAAAGTGAACCAGATAGTATCTGCCTTGCTTATGAAGAATATGGCAAGACTGATAGATTTTC